TGGCCTAAGTTTAATGACGCTATAACAGATGGATTAGAGTGGAACACACTCACAGTTATTGGTGGAAGACCTGGTTCAGGTAAGACATTAATAAAAGATCAGATCATTAGAGAATCATTTATACTTAATCCAGAGGATGAGTTTAGAGTTTTAGAATTTCAATTTGAAATGGTAGGTAGAACCTCAGCAATTAGAGAGTTCTCCTCTTTAACCGGGCAAACATACAAACAATTATGTAGTGCAGGTAGTCAATTAGATTCTGAGACATTTAATAAATGCCATCTATATGCTAAAGATAGGGTTAAGTTCCCTGTAGATATAGTATCAGTACCTATGACTGTTAATCAAATGCGTGAACAAGTTGACATGTATATGAATGAACATAAAGGACAGAAGACTATAATAACTTTGGACCATACTATATTAGTTAAGAGAGCACCTTATCAGAACAATAGATTAGATATGTTATTTGAACTAGGGGAATTCTTTACACAAGTTAAGCGTGAGTATCCGTGTTTATTTATAGCACTGTCTCAACTTAATAGAAACATTGATAACCCGGAAAGGGCTGTTGATGGTAAGTATGGTAACTATATTCTTGAGTCAGACATATTTGGATCTGATGCAATGCTGCAGCATGCTGATACTTTAATTGGTATTAACCGGCCAGCTAAGCAGAAGATTAAATATTATGGACCAGATAGATATGTTATTGATGATGACAAAACTTTAGTATTACATTTCCTTAAGGCAAGGAATGGTGATGCACGTATGTCATTCTTCAAGGCAGCATTTGAAAGAATGGAAATAATTGAGATGGACACACCATCACAGGCACCACGTAGACAAGTATAAATAAAATAATTAATTAAATGACACCAGCTGAAAGAAAGAAAAAAGTATTGGAGTTGTATGAAGAACATAAACCTTACTTTGAGAGTAAGAAAATACAACATCCCCTATATATTCCTAAGATGGCATACAGGCCACCTACTAAGGATGAGAAGCATGTATCATTTTTCCCTAGTGAACTACAAAAGGGAGAAGATATATATACTGAGTTTGTAAGTATTGCTTATGATTCAGAAGACACAAAGAGAACATTGTATTTATTAAAACACAATCCTCATTGGTCTGAAGAGTATGAGTTAGTAACATCAAAATCAGGGCATGAGAGACACATCATTCCAATTGCTGAATTAAAAGTAATCAATGATATAAACTCCAGAGCCAACCCGGAAGTAACATTAGAAGAAGCAGTGACAACGCTCACAACAAAGGATATTAATATAAAAAATCCTGAGTCAGAGAGAGACATTGTTGATGTGTTAAAGGGAATTGAGAAAGCATTATTAAGTATTAACCAAAAATTAAGTAAATAGAATGGCACAAAGCGTATTAGTTATTGCAGATTCAGGTACAGGAAAGTCTACCTCAATCAGGAAATTAGATCCAAAAGAGACTTTCATTATTAACATTGCTAATAAACCACTACCGTTTAAAGGTTGGAAAGGAAATTACAAAAACATTTCTAAAGATAATCCAAAAGGTAATATGACTTCAGCATCTTCAGCGGCTGGTATTATTAAAGCAATGCAACATGTTAATGACAAAATGCCTAACATCAAGACATTAGTTGTTGATGATTGGCAGTATATGTCCAGCTTTGAATACTTTGATAGAGCTAATGAAAAGGGATATGATAAGTTTACTCAGATTGCAGCTAACTTAGCACAGGTTGCTAAGATGCCTAAAGATATGAGAGAAGACTTAACTATCTTTTTCTTAACTCACTCAGAAGATTCAACAGATGTTAATGGGCACAGAAAAGTTAAGGCTAAAACAATTGGTAAGATGATTGACAATACCTTAACATTAGAAGGTTTATTCTCTATAGTTCTATTTGGCCGTGTTAAGAAAGATGAAGATGGTTTAGAGTATGGATTTGATACCGTAAATAATGGAGAGAACACATGTAAATCTCCAATGGGAATGTTTAAAGATTCCTTTATAGAAAATGATCTACAGTTAGTTAAAGACTGTATAGCAGAGTATGAAAAATAATTATTAATTAAAAAAGAAAGAAAGATGTTAAACACTAAAGACATGAGCGTAAGCTCAGGAAAAGCAAGACCTTTAATGGGTCCAGGTAATTCAGAAGTAAGAATCAATTCAATAACGTTTGAACAAACTCCTTATGACTCTGAAGCATACAATGTTATGTTACACGTAGAGAGTAGACCATTAGGTGGAGACTTTGAAGGTTTCTTCAAAAATAAAGATAATGAGTCTGAAGGTAGATATGCAGGTCAGATTGGTAGAGTTAGAATGACACCATATCCTTATAAGTCTACAACTTTACCAAGTGGTAGAGAAATTGATAGAGACCAAGAGATACTTAAGTCTATGATATTCTTAAGTGAAGTAATGAACAAGAGAGATGAATTAGATGCAGTAGAGGCTCAAACAATTGAGGACTTTGTAGATGCAGCTAGTAAATTATTCTCAGGTAAATTCTTCAATGTATGTTTAGGATCAAGAGAATGGAAGAACAAAGAAGGTTATATAAACAATGATTTATATTTACCTAAACTATCTAAAGATGGTATACCTGCTGAAGGATTTGATACAGAAAATTCAAGGTTAATTTCTTTTGATGAATCAGTTCATGTACGTAAGTTAGTAGAGAAAGATGGAGATAATGCATCAAGTAATGGTCAAGCTAAAAAGTTTGAACCAGCTTCTGCAGGATCTGCAGGATCTGACTTTGATCTTTAATATTAATGGGGGATGGGCAACTGTCCCCCAATAATTTTCTAACTATGTTTACTACAAAAGGATTTGCTGATAATAAGAATGATGTAAATAGTGCATGGGTATTTGAATACTACTTAACTTTACCTGAAAGGTTAGCCGGACAGGATTTAAAGATCAAGTCTGTATTTAATCCTAATGAGCGTACACCAAGTATGTGTGTCTATTTATGTCCATATAAGAATGAATATAAGTTTAAAGATTTCTCTACAGGTAAACAAGGAAGTAAGGTTGACTTAGTACAAGAACTATTTGACCTGAATTATTCTAAAGCTTTGTTTAGAATAGTTGAAGACTATAATAAATGGGTAATGGATGGTGGTATATTTGATGCTGAAGAGTTTGTTCCTGCTCCTAAATTTAAATTAGATGCAACAATACCAAGGGATTGGAATGATAAAGATGCAAACTTTTGGTTACAATTTAATATAGGGTCAAGTTTATTGACTACATACAAAGTACAACCACTTGATTACTTTACAATGATAAAGGATACAGGTGAGAGTATTGAGAAGATTAAGATCCAAAAGGAAGGTGTATATGGATATTTTGATTCTTCAGGTAAATGCTACAAGATATATCAACCACACAGTAAGAAGAATAAGTTTACAAAGGTACTAGAACATCTTCAAGGACTTGACCAATTAACATATAAGAAAGATTATTTAGTTATAGTGTCATCTCTTAAGGATGGAATGTGTCTTAGTTCTTTTGGTTTTAATGTGGAGTTCATAGCACCTCATAGTGAGAACACTATCATCAAGCCTCATATCATCCACAACTTACAGAGTAAATATAAAAAAATATTATCTTTGTTTGATAATGATGAAGCAGGCCACGCAGCAATGGAGACATACAAACGTGTATACAATATAGATGGTATATACATTAAATCAGAGAAAGACATATCTGATGCAGTTAAAAAGTATGGAGCTGATGCAGTAAAGCCTAAATTGTTTAACCTAATAAAATCAAGTATATGAAATGGTGGATACCCGGTAATGTACCAAGCTCAAAGAACAGCCGTCAATGGACAGGTAAATATTTTATAGTAAGTAAGACAGTAACTAAATATAGGAATGCCACTAAGGGTGACTATATAAGGATAGCTCCTCAGTTTAAACATGAGATAGCTAAGTATACTTTCCCTCTTACTATAACCTTTAAGTTTATCAGAGGTAGCCGTCATAAATTTGATTACTTGAATCCCGCACAAACAGTGCAAGATGATATGGTTAAACATGAATGGATTGATGATGATAACTGTGAATTTATAATACCAAGGTTTGAACAATTTGAATATGATAAAGATAATCCAGGTGTCTGGATTGAAATAGACGAAAAATTAAATAAATTAAAAGATGAGTGAACCTGAATTAGAATTAACTGTAACTGCATATGATAAACTAATAGAGATGATGAGATCCTCCAACATGGAGGATTTTTTTATGGGTTTAGAATTATATAAGAATCACAAAAGGACTCACGTCCTAGATGTATTAATGGCAAAATCATTTGGAGGAACAAAGAGAGTTAAACTTATCATTGAACTTCAATTATCTGATGTACCTATGTTAGTAACAATAGATATGGTTGAACCACTAATAAAAACAAATAATGAACGTTTAATATTTGAAAGATTAAAAGATGAATACAACAACTATTAACATACAAAAGATTGTAGATAAAGTATCTAAAGCTTGTAAGTCTCTAATGTTTAAAGAACCATTCTATGGTTTATTTCTCGTTGGAATGAACAAGCAGTATAAAATGACCCTCCCAACAGCAGGTGTAAGTGCGTTAGGAATGGGTGTACAGTTAGCCATTAATCCAGAGTTCTTTGATGGTTTAACTGAGAAGCAACAGATGGGACTTCTTAAACATGAAATACTTCATGTATCCTTTGGGCATTTAATAATGAAGGATAGATTTGAAGATATGAGATTATTTAACGTTGCAGCAGATTTAGAAATCAATCAGTACATAGATTTTGAAGCACTTCCTGAAGGAGGTTTAACATTAGAAACATTTCCTGAATTAAAACTTCCTGAGAGAGCTGGAACTAAAGTATATTATGATATACTAGATCAAGCACGTGAAGACGGTACCTGCCCAACGTTAGATAACATATTAGGTAACATGGATGGATCTAGTCCATACTGTCACCCTACATGGGAAGAGTTTGATGAGTTATCTGAAGCTGATAAGAAATTAGTACAGAAACAAATTGAACATCAACTTAAGGAAACTGCAGAAGCTACTGAGAAAAGATGCGGTTCAATACCTGGTGAACTTGCTGATATAATTGCTAGACTTAATAAGATTGAACCTCCATCTTTCAATTGGAAACAATACCTTAGAAGGTTTGTGGGGAATTCTAGTATTATATACACTAAGAAGCTTAGGCGTAAGTATAATAAAAGGTATACAGGTAACCCTGGTCTTAAGATTAAATATAAGAACCATATATGCGTTGGAGTAGATACATCAGGATCCGTATCCAATGCTGAACTTGTAGAATTTATGAGTGAGCTTACACATATGCACAAGACAGGTCACAAGATTACCGTAGTACAATGTGACACAAGTATAAATTCTATAGAGGAATTCAACCCAAAGAAAGATTGGGATATAAAAGGTAGAGGCGGTACATGCTTCCAACCAGTTGTAGATCATTACAATGAGAAAGGGTATTACACAGCTCTTATATATCTAACAGATGGAGAGGCATACACTCCAGAAAATTGTCCAAAGAATGCGTTATGGGTTCACAGTACACAGTGTGAGATTAATGAGGACTTACCCGGACTTAAAATTCAAATTAATAATATTAAAGAAAATTAAAAAATGGCACAAGTAAATTTAAACATTGATGAGTTAGAAGGATTTGTAAATCACGTAGTTGAAAATAACAGATTTTTACAAAAACAAGGTAAGAAACCAGTAGCAGTTGAAGTAGTAGGTGAATCAGGTATTGGTAAAACTACTAGTATTATGGATATGGCTAAGAGTCATAACCTGGATTTTGTTAAGTTAAACTTAGCACAGATAGAAGAGTTAGGTGATCTTGTAGGTTTCCCTACTAGACAATTCCAAATGTATAAAGAGAAGCAAGTACCTGTTAAAGGTGATGATGTAAATTATGGTAGAACTGGTGCTGCAACTGATGATCTACTTAAGCTAGCAAATAAAACTACTACTAAGAAAGTTGGTCAGTGGGTTGATGAGTTAGCTGTATCTGATTATTTAAAGAGTGGATGGAAGATGACTGGGCAAAACCGTATGTCTTACTGTGCACCTGAATGGATAGCAGGAAGAAAGAAAGGAGGTATACTTCTTCTTGATGATTGGAACCGTGCAGATACAAGATTCATTCAAGCAGTTATGGAATTAGTGGACCGTCAGACTTATATCTCGTGGACTTTACCAGAAGATTGGCATATCATCTTGACAGCTAATCCTGATAATGGTGATTACATGGTTAATAGTATTGACTCAGCACAGAAGACAAGATACATTACAGCTAATCTAAAGTTTGATGTAGATGTATGGGCTAGATGGGCAGAAGCTGAAGGTATAGATTCAAGATGTATTAACTTCTTGTTACTGCATCCTGAGTTAGTAACGCAAGAAACTAATGCAAGATCAATATCAACATTCTTCAATGCTATATCTAGTTTTGAGAACTTTGATAAGAACTTACCTTTAATCCAAATGATTGGTGAAGGATCAGTAGGTGAGGAGTTTGCTTCTATGTTTACTATATTCATTAACAATAAGTTAGACAAATTAGTTACACCGAAAGATTTGTTGACTCATGAGAATGAAGCCTATATAGTAGGAGAGCTAAGTAGTTGTGTTGGTAAAGATGATACTTACCGTGCAGATATTGCATCAACATTGGCTACAAGACTTGCTAACTATGCTGTTGTATACTCTAAAGAGAACACAGTTAACCAGAAGATTACTGATAGACTATTAACATTATGTACTAAGAATTACTTTTCTAATGATCTTAAGTACTTAGTTGTTAGAACAATCTTCAATGGTAACAAACAGAAGTTTAATAAGTTTATGATGAATCCGGAAATTATTAAAATGACACTTAAATAATGAGTAAAAAATTGCATATAGATGTGCGTCCAATGACCACTATTATTGCTAACCTTGGCCTTACAAGCACAGACATCAATGGGATGATCTGTGCTCGTAATGCTTCTGAGGTAGCAACAGTAATAGTTAGTGATTGTGTGGATGCATGGACAAAACATACAAACATGATAGAAGGGGATGATGAAACTCCTCTAAGAAATTATAATAAGAAGAAGGCCTTTATAATGCCTGGTTCTCATATAACTGCTGATAGAATGAAGCAAGAATTAAGAGAACATAAAATTACAGTTACTAATAATGTATCTGATGCTGATATATTTATAACTAATGCTAATACATTTACAAATACACATGGTGAGCTTTTACCTTTAAGGATGCCTATGTTTAGTATAAAGAATGGTTATAGTATTACTGAGTTTGAAATTGGTCAAAGAAAATGTGAGTTCATAAATAAATGGATGGAAGATAATGGTATAGGTCATGTCTTATGGGATTCAGGTGTTGCTGAATCATTAAGCAGTGATCTTCATTCTTCTGAGTATGATTCCCTTCCTTATGATACTTATGTTTACACGGGTTTGGCATTGGAAATATTAGATAGATTACAAAACGGTAATGCTGAAACAGTATTTGAAGATAGAGTTTTAATTGAGTCTCCTAACATGCAGCCTCTTACTAAAGATTTGTTAGATACAGTTCTACAAATGTATAATGCAGGTGGTGATGATATGGAATTGTTAACTAAAATTCTTCCTACTATTCAAGGAGACACTAACCATCATTTAATATGGAAGATGTTTGGAACAATACAAGAATATCAATTTGGCACACGTAATAAGGATCTTCAACATTGGTTTAGACAAATGGATGCTCATAGTTATAATAGACTATCCCCAGAGGATTTCATTACTCATTATGATGCAATTGGAGAACTAACTAAAGAGGGTTTTAAATATATGGAGCCTTTGTGTAGAAAAGAAATTCATATTTCCAATAGAGACTTGTATGTATTTAAAGTAGAAATTAAACCAGAGTATAGAGAAAAATATTTAAAAAAATAAAATTATGAAATTATATAAAACACATTCAATAAGTTGGGTTTTCCCGGATGATGATACTAAGGGTGATCTAAAAATAAAAGTAGAAGATATGAAAATATCTGATAGGATAGAATCTTACATTCCTGATATAGCATTAAACATTGATAGAAGAGGATATAGAAATGATTCTAATTTAATGGATGAGATTAGTAAAGGTTTACAAGATGGTAGAGTATCAGATTTTAGTGGTGTAAAAACTATGTATAGGTATCCCAAATTAAATTTATCTAGAGATAAGGTATCTTTATATTGTGAGGAGAATGATATGAAAGTTATTAGAGATCCAAATAAAGCTGATGTTAGAATTCTTTCAGTGGGCATTATGAAAAGTGTAATAACTGAGACATGGTATAACAATTTTTTAACACGTGATAAATTCATTGAAATTATGAAATCATATGGTTCTGCCTTTGAAGATGTTAACGCAGTGATAGAAAAGTTAAAGGATACATATGATGAAGATAGTTTCATAACCTGCGCAAGACAATATTATCATAGGCCTGATTGTTGGGACAAGTATGTTGGACCTTTTCTTAATACAATAGATGAAGGTAAGCAAATGACAACCTGTAATGTAATAATTGAACCAAAGAATCTCAAGACTTTCAATGAATTATTTACTGGCAACTTCACATGGATTATGGATGAAGATGCTAATAAAGTAATGTCTGCTGACTCAGTTACATTAGATGATGAGATGTATGTTCAATTAAAGGATATGATTAAGTCTGGTAATGGTGATGATATTACAGTAGCAATGACAACGTTGGCAAACTGTAACATTGAAACATCTAAGACTTATATAGCAATATTATTCTTTCATTTCTTTGAATTCTTTAAAGGAACTAACACGTTTAATACTGTTAATTTTAAGTCATTAAGGAAAGCATTTCAGAAATATTATGATAGAACTTCATATAATCATGGACATGCTAATAGGTATGAGACCTTAATAAGATTACTAACTGAAGATAATGCACTTACTGTTAATGCAATGGAGCATATCTTGGATTTAGTATTTGAAAAAGTTGTCCTTAATGCTACAGGACTAAGTAGTTCTAAAGAAGTATTCACAATTAAAAGAAGTTCAATATCACTAACCCCTGAATTTGCATCTCAAGCAAAGAGTCTTGGTTTTCAAGAAGCTTTAAAGAAAGAAGCAATGGATGGTTTACCATTTTAATATGACAAATAAAGAACAAATATTTAAAGATAAGTATGATAAGAGAGAATTTAAGTTTTCATATTCAAGTATGAATAGACTTAGGTTCTCTCCTAAGCTTTTCTACAAGGATTATATCCTTAAAGATAGAGAAGTAAGAATAGAAAAGCATCTAATAGAAGGCAGGTTACTGCATCTATTATTATTGCAACCTGAAAATTTTGATAAAGAATTTGCATTAGTACCTGGTAAGATACCATCAGATGCTGTGCGTAGAGTTCTTAATGAAGTTAAAGGGAATGCTGTTGGGGACTTAGAAGATTTAGAACCTGAGATCATTACTGCACTGAAACATCAGAATTTATATCAGTCTATCAAAGATGACTCAAAGAGATTATCTAAGGTACTCACGGATGATAACAAGGAGTATTTTAAATTTCTACTTGTATCAGAAGGTAAAGACATCATTGATCAAACTATGTATGATAAAACTCTAGAACGTGTAGAAGTAGTTAAGTCAAAAGCAGATATAATAAATCTATTAGATCCAATTATAACAGACTTTGAGTTAGATGAAACTGAAACATATGCAGAATCATATCTAGAATGTGATTTAAAGGATCTTAAGTTTGGTCTTAAGGGTTATGTAGATAAATACATTATAGACCATAAGAAAAGAGCAATCACTATCATAGACATAAAGACTTCAGGTAAGTCTATCGTTAACTTTGTAGACACTGTAGAATACTATAATTACTGGATGCAAGCTGCCATTTATACAATGTTAGTTTTAAAAAACATTCCAGATGGTATACAGGGTTACAAAATAAATTTTAACTTTATAGTAGTAGATACGTATAATCAAGTATATAATTTTGAAGTCAGAGAAGAAACTATGCAAACCTGGGGTAAAGACCTAATGGAAATACTCAAGGCCTGTAAGTTTCACTTAGATGAGATGAATTTTGATTTACCATATGAATTTATTAATAATAAAGTTATGTTATAAATGTATAGAAACTATTTCCAAAAAAGCAAAGTTTTCCTCTATCCTCTATTAGGTATAGAGAAAGGGGTTAACTTTGTACCTGTAGAAACCTTTTTAAGTTGGGCAGATAACTTCACAACAAAAGATAAGAAGTTTATCTGTTTATATGAGCAGAAACCAAATAAAGCATGGGCAAAATTTGAGAATGATTATTTATTCAATAATATACTATTCTTTGATTATATGCCTCTTGAAAATAATGTGCATGTGTATATATTTGATTTTAGCAATTATGCTTCTGACTATAATTCTTTAGTACAAGGAAAATATTCTAATCTCACTGAGTCAACAAAAGATACTATTATGAACTTCTTTGGAGAAAAGGGTTCAATAGCAAGATATGTTGAAGAATATCTATATCCTGATTACTATTTTGACCAATATGCAGAAGAACTTGGTGTATCAAAGTCCCAATTGGAGCAGGTAGGTGAGCTCTGTAGTGGACCGGACCTAGATAAAGAACACCTTATATATAAAAAACCTGACAAAGCAATCATTTTTAAGAATAAAATGCTATCTTTGTGGTCTAATTCAAAATATATTTTAAAATGAGTAAAGGAAACACAACGCCTATGTATGGACAGAACATGTTACTAACAACATCAAACTGGGGCCCATACAAAACATTTAAGTTAACACCTGTTACTGTGGATTGTCCATATGTAGAGGTTATTTTTGACCCAAGTAGTAAAATACTTGCTGTCATTTCAAAAATCAACAAAAATTCATATCACTTTGTAGCAAAGATTGATGACAACGGAGATGAAGTCAAAATGAAAATTGGTAAAAGACCAAATGGTAAAGATACCAAAGAACAAAGAGTTATGATGCAAACACATGCTGAGTATTATATTGTAGAAGAAAATGAAATCAAAGATTTTGTTCAGAGATTTGCAATTAATGCTGACTCATATGAGTATGCTCCTATCATTGAAAATGATGTGGAGGAGATGAAAAGAGCACTTTCTTCCGAGAAAGCAACAAACCTGAACTTAGTTTAGGGTTTTCTTTATTAACCAATCCAGGGAAAGGGACTACGGTCCCTTTTTTTGGCTCTAAGATTAAACAAATGTCAACATTTATATTATTAGCAGTAATAGGTGGTACCCTATACCTAGGCAAGTATGCCATAGAAGAAGGGCAAAGAATAGAATCACAAAAGAAACTTTTAAAAAACATGAATGATTATGAAACCAGACACAAGAAAAGTAATAGAAGAAATGAAAGCAAAGAAACAATACAAAAAAGATAACGGTCCTATTGAGAAGACTGCAGATGAATTATGGAAGTATAGTGGTGAAATTGAAGAGGAAAATGAACACCTCAAATTATATAATGCACACCATGATAAAGCTGCTAACAGATCAAATTATGAAGCTGATATGGATGCTCAAGACCCTAAGTGGGGAAAATTTAAAATATGAGAAGTCATTGGGTAATGGATTATGAAACATTATTTAATTTCTTTTGTGGAGTATTTAAACATTACAAAACAGAAGAGGTTAAAACATTTGTAATTCATAAATCAAGAGATGATAGAAAAGCTTTTATAGAATTCCTTGAGCAAAACAGAGATAATAATGAGTATCATATATCATTCAATGGTTTAGGATTTGATGCACAAATAACACATTGGTTTTTAGAAAAGAAGAAAGCCGTGTTAGCAGCATCAGTAGAAGACTTAGTTCACCGTATATATGAGGAAGCACAAGCTACTATTCAGAGATCTAACAACAGAGAGTTCTCTAAGTATCCTGAATGGAAGATGATCATTCCTCAAATAGATGTGTTTAAGTTAAATCATTGGGATAATATGGCCAAGTTATCTAGCCTTAAATGGATAGAGTATACCATGGATTGGAATAACATCCTTGACATGCCTATTCATCATGAGTCAGAGATAACAACTCAAGAAGAGATTGATATGATTATTGAGTATTGTATCAATGATGTTAGAGCAACACAGGAAATATATAACAGATCTAAAGCGCTAATAGGATTAAGAAAGAATTTGTCACAAGAATATAATATTAATTTATTTAATGCATCAGAACCTAGAATCAGTAAAGAACTATTTGGTTACTATCTCAGTAAAGAGTTAGACATACCTAAATGGGAACTTAAGAAGATGAGAACGTTCAGAAAAGTAATTAAGTTAAAAGATATTATATTGCCATATGTGTCATTCAAGACACCAGAATTCCAAATGCTCTTGGAAAGATTTAAAACTGTAGAATTAGACCCTCTTAATATAAAAGGGGCCTTTAAATACAGTGTTAAATACAAAGGAGTGAAGACGGATTTTGGTTTAGGTGGAGTGCACGGTGCAGCTAGCCCCGGTGTATATGAACCTAAAGATGGAGAGATAATTATGTCATCTGATGTAACCAGTTTCTATCCTAATCTAGCAATTAAGAATGGTTGGTCTCCAGCACACTTACCTAAGTCACAGTTTTGTGAACTATATGAGTGGTTCTTTACAGAAAGAAAGAAGATTCCTAAGAGTAATCCTATGAATTATGTATATAAAATTATACTTAATAGTACATATGGTTTATCTAATGATAAGAATTCTTTTCTGTATGACCCGGAGTTCACAATGCGGATAACAATCAATGGTCAATTAACTCTCATGATGCTTTATGAAATGATCATGGAAGCAATTCCAGAAGCAAGAGCAATTATGCAGAATACTGATGGCATTGAGACAATTATCCCTGAGTCAGCAAAGGAAGAGTATCTTAAAGTATGCAAGCAATGGGAAGAGCTAACAGATCTAAATTTGGAACATGATGAGTATCAAAGACTTATATTTGGAGATGTCAATAATTATATTGGTATATTTAAACCTGTTGAGACAGACTTAACTACATGGAGAGAAATAAAAAAGAAAAATTCACACTATTTATTTAAAATAGTGAAGGATAAATTCTATTATTCACCTGTTAAATGTAAGGGTCGTTTTGAATTCACAGGACTAGCTCTACATAAAAACAAATCTAAACTTGTAATACCAAAAGGAATCTATGAATATTTTGTAAATGATAAACTACCTGAAGATTATCTGAAGGAAAATACAAATATTTTAGATTACTGTATTGGTTCAAAAACTAATAATGGGTGGCAAGTAAAGGCGGATTATGTAGAGAAAGGAATAGCTAAGTCAGATAACCTACAGAAAATCAATAGATATTATATAACTAAATCAGGATCTAAGTTAATTAAAGTTAACAAGAATGATGGGCGTATAATACAGTTGGAAGCAGGACCCTGGATGAGCACCGTGTTTAATAACATGGAATTGAAAGGAAAATTCTCTGAGTATGATATAAATTACAAATATTATCAGCAAGCAATAGAGAAAGAAATCAATAACATTCTAGGATTTAGCAGTAATCAATTAAACTTATTTTAATAACTTTGAAAAAAAAATATGGGACACAAAAAAGCGGTTGAAACAACCAAAATTTATTTAGAAAACGCACCCTTACCAACACATGGTAAGACGTATACAGTGGTATCACATAAAGAAGTGATGGATCACACACAGAAACTATTGAAGGTCAATGGTTTAACTATTAACAAACAATTATTTAAATCTAGCATGAATGCTAAGGTAGCTCAAGGTATCTATCATATAAGCAGTGCTGGAATAAATCAAGATGCTGACATAGGAATGATGTTCGCTTGGACTAATTCATATGATAAGAGTACAAGATTCCAATGCGGTATAGGAGCTCAAGTATTTGTCTGTAATAATGGTATGATCCATGGGGATTTAGCTAACTTTGGTAGAA